TTAATACTTCCCGAAGCGATGGAAAATGATCTTTTTTCTTGATGTGATTTGAGATGAATTTCTTGAGTTCCTGAAGGCTTTCTTTATGGAGTTCCTTGAACCAGAAATTTATAACAAGTGGATCAGTAAAATCAGGTGAACGGTACGGTTGAATTTTTGAATATCCTTGCAACAATCTAGTGAACTTTTCGCGATCCACAGCGATTCCCCCGCTTAGATATCGAAAGGGTTCTCCCATGTAGGATTGTCAATGACAGCCCAAGGATTTGCCTTATCGAGTTTTTTCTTCAATTTGAGTAAGATGCCGTCTATTTTTCTACGGCCATTTTGCGAAGTAGTCAACAAATAAGATGGAGAACACGATAATTCGCTCCAAAATTTATCCTCTTTTATGAACTTAAATAGTGCATTTAATCCTTCTAAATTTAGATCAGTTTCACGACCAATTTTGATTATGTCTTTTGCATAAGTTTCGGTTGAAACTAGGCGCTTTGAATTCTTCCTTCGCTTTATCCACGGCTCCTGTTTTTGATTCCAATTAAACCATTCTTGAGCAAGCGACAAAATCTCCGGTGGCGTGTCATCTACGCAACGCGACGGTATCTTTTCGGTTTTCATTTTCTTCTTGACATGGGTGCTGAGTTCCCCTAGTTCATAGCTAAACGAATTTAGATCTTCGCTTCGCTCGATAGAATCAAATCTAGCTGGAGCCTCTCTCCAGACCTCACTCAGTTTTCTAAGCCCCTCTATATCCTCTTGTGACTCTGACATATATCTTGCGAGTAGCTGCAAAACGAGATGAACTCGAAACACTTCGGAATCGGTTGATAGGTTTCCGGCGAGTTGAGAAAAGTAGCGGGTTAAAGAAGCCGCCAAACAAACTGAAGATTCAGATTCAAGCTGTTGGGTGAGTGGAGCCGAACTCTCTCTAGAGAGTATCTGATTGGGATTCATTCCTATCTTATTAAGAGTTGATCTTAACGGAACTGTTTTAAAAAAACCATCGCCTACCTCTCGGAAAAATCCAAAACTGACTAAATCCAACAAAAAGTCATAATCTGGCTTTTTCAAAGTTAGCTCAACGCCATCAATGACTGCACAATAATTGTGCATTTTTACCATGTCAAAACTCCTAACTTAATAATATGATCGGTGTATTAGAGCATCGTGAAAAATAATTACGGCGGAATCCGCCGCAATTATTGGTACTTTTGACGTAGATCGATAGTTAAAAACTATCATTCGGATTTTCTCTATCGACGTATTTTATTTCTGCGTCTGGAAAATGCAGCTTCACCCACGGCAAAGCTTTACCCTTATCGGCTACGGTACAGCACAATAGCGGCAAGCCATCGCCATTGCGAACGCATTCGGGTTCAGGAATATCGAATGTAATCATTATCGACTCTGTTCTATGTGAAACGGCTCCCCAAGTATCATCATGCGCTATAATAGTTACCTTGATTGCTTTCATAGAAACCTCAATTTAGAGTGTTATATTCAAAATGACTAGATATTTCGCCTACCACAGACAAAAGAACTAATGTCAGATAGCCATCAAGTTCGGCGCGTTTCGCTTCCTCTTTAGCTATTACTAAGACTAATTCTTTTGGTGGATTTGAAACATCGGATAGCTGCATACAAGTCAACAAAAAGGCGCGCTCTAGCCGTTTGAAATTTCTGTAGCCGCCAGAGCGCATGAGAAATGCGGTTAGAATACCATCAACTATATTCCGGGGAATCATATTCACCCCTGAGTTTTAGATCAGCGCGCGATACAAAAGCCTCTTTTATCGTCGCGCCGGATTCAAGTTTACGATAGATATCTAATAACAAATCGGCTTCTTTTTCGGAAATGCTTTTTAACGACTTCTTAAGATAATTTTCTAGAAAACCTCTAGTAACTTTGTGCTTAGAAAAAGCATCGACAATCCGAGTTTCTTTTTCCGAAACTACTGATTGTTTTCCCCCATCTTCTTTTGGCTTTGTTGCTTCATTTGTTTGCGAATCGGCGTCTTCTAAATCCAGAGTAGGAATACAAAAAACTTGCACAAGCGCGTATTTGTGCGCGGCGGATAAACATTTGTTGGTTACTTTATCGGCCCAATCGTTCGCTTCACCCCAAACCAGGGTGGATATGCAAGAGGAATCTTCTGCATAAAAAGTATATTCAATTTCGAGTATCTGGTGATACCCGGTATTGCCTTTAGCGGATTCCATCTTTTCCCGGTGAATTGCTTTAATGACTCTGACATTAGTAAAAATGCCATGCTTCGCCATTATAGGGTGAAGCGCGTTATAAACGTCGTCGATCTTTCTGAACGCATAGCCTTGTTGTGCATTCTTGCCATCTTTGCCAACGGCGCTCAGATCACGCATAACATCGGCGATCTTCTGATAAATTAGTTTGCCTTCCATACTCATTCCCTTTCTTCTAACCATCTAGGTACGTCTAAAGTTTGAACTGTTTCGGGAACTCCCGGCCAGTAATTCCTAGTTTTACAATCTAAATACAAATCAATCGCGCTTGATATCTCAGATTTTGCTAAATCAAGCCATCTTTTAGCGGGTTCATATAAATAGATCTTATACGGTGGAAACTTCTCAACAACGACCCACACGAAAGTATCAAATTGCTGCCCAGTTAGTAGCTCCATGCCCATCATGTAGAACTCGGCTTGTGTGTGATAATTCCAATCAAGAACAGAGTTACGAAATGCTCTTTCATGCCCGGTTTGTGTTGTCTTAAGATCAATGATAATTCCACTGTTCAAAAAGTAGTCAATCTTGAACTTCATTGAGATACCCATGTACTCAAAAAAGCCGCTAGTTTCTGGGTATCCTTTTTGCCTGAAGATTCCGGCAAGTGAGGAATGCTTTTGCGCGGCATTCATGATATTAAAGACGCCATCAAACTCACCTTGGCTTAAGAATATCTTCCCGGCATTTTCTTCTGAAAATTTTAAGTATTCTTCCTTGCCGACTTTTGTTCTTCGGTCAAGTTCTGGCATGATAGCAACGCGATCATCAAAGGTGTCCGGTTCAAAAACTGCAAGGTGTATCGCATTCCCAAAATTCATTGCGTCGGTGGCTTTTCTGGGATTGTTTAAACCCCAAATGTAATCAGCCGGGGTTTTCGGCGGGAACAAATTCTGTAAATTTGAATGATTTAATGCAGGATAACTGCGATACAAATCTTCAGTTATCGAGTATAACCCCTCTGATATTTCCTCATGACTTTCTGCCTTACCAATTTTAATCATTGACAATTGCCTTTCTGTTTCGTAAAAATACACCATACCATAACATCAAAATGAGGCAAGAAAAAAATGGATCAAATAGATAAAAAAATCATTTGGTTTTGTATAAAAATTATAGGAACTACTATAATAATTTGTATCGTCGGTTTTTTAGCTGGATTTTTGTTGCGCGCCACGATACTAAAAACAGCAATGGATTTTTGCATAAGTAAACCTATTTTAGTGGAGTTAAACCATGCCAAGCGTAGAGAAGAAAGTAGAATTGAAAACCATCAATTATATGGTCAGAGGATTGGACAAACTGGAAGAAAAACAAAGAAGCAGAATCCTAGATTATCTGCAAAGCTATTACACCGAAAAAGAATAGAAAATAAGAGAAAAGCGAATGGGATTTATCAGGAGAAAACACAATTACCGAACAAACCAAAAAAACTGATATAATTCCATCGGATTTCTTTATTCCGAATAAAGAATTAAATGAACTTGACGACTTAGATAGATTGATACTAAAACACTGTGAAATAGACCCATCAATATCATCAAAAGCATTATCAAAAATAATCGGCATATCTTACAATTCGGTTAATAATAAACGCAAGCGGCCAGCATTTAGATTGGCATTGCAGAAGTTACAAGAAACAACAGACTATCACCTTGATAAAGCCGCGCATAAAGCGGCTATGAAGTTGATAGAAATGATTGACCATCCCAATCCGGCAATTGCTCTTGCGGCGGTTAAGATTGCACTAACAAGACATTTGGACAAAATGCCTGATATATCGGATCGGGTTTATGCATACAAAACTACAATCGATGTTGATGGAAAGCTGTTGCAGGAAATAGTTAAAGAGGAACTTAAATCTTCAATCATCGACGTTGAAAGTGAGGAAACATGAGCCGTAGTTTATTCGGCTGGTCATTAATTAGAACAAGTGATTTAGAAAGAATGGAGAATGATTGCCGAATGGTATCTAGATTAAAAGAAGTATATAGATGGTTCTCCGGATGGAAAGATTTAGATGTAATATGGAGTTATGTTACAGAGGATAATTATTTTGGCGGAATAGATTCTGCTCGGAAAAGATACGCTAGATTAAGAGGAACTGGGATATACGGAGAGGAAAAAGAATGAGCAAAGATGATGCGCCTAATCTTAGTGAAGCTAAATGTTGCGCTACATGCAGGCATGGTATGTGGGAAGGAAACGCAGTTTGGCGCCTAGCGTTTTTGTTTTGGGCAAAATACCATGAATATTGTGAGGATTATAAATGAGCCGAGATGATGCGCCAAAGCGAGAATATAGTATTAATCCTAAGCCAGAATTTTTTGCCATTAGTGCGCCTAATCTAAGACATGTATGTTCGTCGTGGATTTTATCCAGTGGCGCAAGTCAGCAGTGGTGTTGTGTTGAGTGTGGAACATCGGTAAATGATATATCGTGGTTAATTCCAGAGGTGACAGATGAGCCGCGATGATGCGCCTAACTATAGAGAGATTCCGTTATATCCATGTTGTCGAAATTGTAAGCATTGCGATACATGGGATAGATACTGCTACAAGTATTTATTCGAAATGAAATCCATGTCAGAAAAAATATGTGACGATTGGGAATTGGAATAAGAGAGAAGGGATTATAAATAATGAAAAAATACTCTGTATCGATTCCTTGGCATTGTTGCGTTTATGTAGAAGTTGAGGCAGAAGATGAAAAAGAAGCAATCGAAAAAGCATTGAAGGATGTTTATCCTAATCTTTGCCATCAATGCGCCAATGAAGTAGAAATGTGTGAGCAAAACGATGATTGCGAGATTGATGTTGAGGAACTGTGAAAAATGAAAAAATAGACATTGAAAAGATCATCTCAGTAATGAATCTCATCAACCGAAGAACTCCCTGGTTTTATGTCCTATATGCCTTCATAATATCGGTATTACGACGCAACGGCGGAAACCGACTAAGAACATCAAAACATATTAAAATGCCCATTAGATCGCTGCGGTTCAAATTTGGCGCTATGGAAGTTCTTGGGTTTAAAATACCGGAGCCGCCAACCGGAAACGAACTTGTAAAGCTAAAGGAATACTATGCTTCACATTCTGATTGATATCGGTGACACAATCAAAATTGGAAATGATATCGAAATAGTCTACACTAGAAGGGTAGGTAGGCGAGTAGGTATATCGATTACAGCCGACAAGTCGATTAAGATAAAAAAGGTGAAACAAGATGAGCCAAAACATGGAATTGATGGCAATCCAAACAGGTGAATATATCGAACTAGATGCTTATTATTTCTCGCGCGCGGGGAATAAAGTTTATATCTATAGCCGTAAAGAGGTTTTAATAAACGGTAAATTCGTTTACACTTATAAAGGAAGAATTACAAAAACTATCCCAGGCCATGAAATTCTTTTGAATAAAACTCATGAGTTTGACGAACGCGGAAAATGGTTAAAACTACCCGGTGGTATTCATGACATTGTCCGAAAAGGTTATCCTGATTGATCCGCCAGCGCCGCATTCAAAGAAACAAAAATTCCTTTTTAGTTGCTTACTACAGCCTAATATTAGAGAGGTTTGGTGTTGTTCGGGTACCAAATTTGGAAAAACTTTAGGGGCTACAGTAGCTCAAATAAACCGCGCATTAGCCAAGCCAAGGAGCAAGAATAGATGGGTAGCGCCTATCTATTCTCAAACGCTTCAAGCCGTAGAATACTTCGATAACATCCTTCCAAGGCCGCCGCATTCTAAGAAGGATAAAGCGGCAAATATGATTCATCTTCCCTATGCTCAAACAAGATTTGAGTTCTGGCATTCTTCCCACCCACCATCCTTAGAGGGTGAGGGTATTGATTCATATGTTTTCGATGAAGCCGCCAAACAACCAAAAGAAATTAGAACCAGCGCAAGAACAACGACAACAAAAACCAAAGGCCCGATGCTTTTTATTTCTTACCCATTCGGAAAGAATTGGTTTTATGATGGGTGCATGGACGCGCAAGAGCATATGCATTGGGCAATAAAAAACAACAAGCCGATTGAAAAGGTTTTCTTTCATGCCAGAACAGAAGATAATCCTACAATCGACAAGCAAGTTATTGCTAACGCCAAAAAGGAACTTCCTGCAAGACTGTTTCGTCAATTTTATCTTGCGGAGTTTATCGATGATGGCACTGTAATTAGTAATGTTCGCGCTTGTGTTTTTGGTGAGCCATTAGACCTATTCGGGGAAATTCAGAAATGGATTATTTCGGATGCAAAAGAATCTACTGTTGTTATTGGAGTCGATTGGGCGAAAACCGTAGATTTCACAGTTTTTATCGCTATGGATACGAAACTAAAAAAAGTAGTCGGCTTGTGCCGTTTCCACAAAACCTCATATACGGAACAAGTAAGAATCCTTGCATTCTTCGCCAAGCAATTCAAATCGGTAGAGATGATTATACATGATAAAACCGGAGTCGGACAGGCGCTCGATGACCAGCTTGCTTATATCAACCAGCCATACCATGGCGTAACGCTGACAAACGCGCTTAAAAACGAATTTATCACAAACATGATAACAAACTTTGAGCAAGAGTATATCAGCATACCAAATTGGCGTGAAATGGTAATGGAATTGGAAGCATATGAATTGAAACCTACAGCAACAGGATTACCATCCTACTCGGCTCCAATGGGAAAACATGACGATATTGTATGCGCTCTTTTCTTGGCAAACTATGGTCTACAGGTGTATGGCGACCGGGAAATGAATGTAGTATGGTTAGAAGATCTTCCCAAAAATGCTCATTTAGGACAGAATGAGTTAGAGAGATATTATAATGATATGGATGAAGATATTTTTTAATACAGGAAGCGAGTTTTTAAATGGCTGAAAAACGCTTATCTGATAGGGGAATAGAATCCCTTTATAGATCATACCTAGATTCTCAAATCGAAGAGAAGTCATACGATATTATCAGGGACATGGCGCAAGCCGACGGCGGCGGCGTCTGGGGTGTTGAGCAACAAGCATTAGTTGATACTAGGGTGCTTAAGTCTCTATTTTTTTCCGAGAATTGGGTTTACATAGTAACTGATTTGATCGGAATGAAAATAAGTAATCAAGGTATGTACGTTTATCAAGAGGAAGTTATAAACGGTAAAAAAGTTTATAAACAGGCGGAAAACCATCCGTTACAAAAAAGAATAGATAACCCGAATCCATATCAAGACTACACCGCTTATATGTATTGTATGGTTGTTGATTTAATTTTAACTGGAAACGCTATTACTTGGAAAGGAATTAGTGGACAGCAATTGTTCCTATTTCCAAGCGAGTCGGTACAGATTGACTTCGATCAAAAGTCAGCAATTAGGTCATACAATAAGGTAACAGGTTCAACGGATGATTTGAGGATTCTAGGAAGCTACAAGCCAGAAGATATCATTCATGTCAAAAGGCCAAACCCATCAAGCCTTTTTTGGGGATTGTCGCCATTTATTCCAGGCAGAAAAAGCGTATTATTTAATCGCTACTCTCTTGAGTATCTCAATAACTATTATCAAAAAGGCGCGCTCCCAGGCTTGGCTTTGGAAATGGCGCAAGATGCAAACGAAGGGTTAGCCATTCGCTTGCTGCGATCTTTTGAACAAGCATTTACAGGAAGGTCAAACCAGCGAAGAACTCTTTTACTTCCCAAAGGTGTTACTTCAAAACAGATATCGACTTCTCTAGCCGATCAACAATTGCGCGAATATCTAGAGACAAACAAAGAAGATATCTTGGCACTACTCAAGGTTCCCAAACATGAGGTAGGTCTACAGGCGCAAGGAAGCTTGGGAAGTGAAGAATACAAAACCGCGCTCAAAAACTTTTGGGCAACAACCATTATTCCGACAATGGGGTTCATCTCAGGAGAGTTCACGCGCGCGCTCAAGGATGAATTAGGGGAAGGTTATTCATTCCAATTCTTCTTGGAAAATATTGATATTCTGCAAGAGGATAAATTAACAAAAGCAACGCTTGCAAACGCGATGAAAGCAACGCATAGCGTCAATGAAATACGAAAAGAATTATATGAATTGGAGCCAATCGAAGGTGGCGATATTCTGCAAGGTACGCAGCAACAACAAAACCCATTCTTTGGCTTATCTCTAGCTCCACAAGAAACTAAGGACAATAAGGAGCAAGTCGAAATTGTTGCTCCTATTCCGGAAGTTATATTTAACTCAGCCGATCAAATGATAAAGGCCAATGGCGATTGGTTTGAAAACCATAAACGAAAAATAAACGCAGCTACAAAAGAGCCGATCAAGAGCATGACGAAATCGATGATAGATTTGTTTGCTGATCAGGCGGTGGAAGTTATAAAAAGTTTAGATGAGATTAGCAAGCATAAGGCTTTGCCGCCGACAAGAGATGACGCGATTATGAAAATAGTTGAGCGCGATGTTTATGGCTTCGAAAAGAAGTGGAAAAAAGCATACGCCGAAATATTCAACGAAACATTGGATAACGGTTATTCGTTAGCATTCGATACGCCGATGACTATCGAAGGAACTGAGCAAGCGCAGAACTCTAGCGACAAGATAAAAAAAGAGATGAAAGCGGCGCTCGATACCCGGTCATCATATACATTTGCAAACACTTCAAGAACGACTTCGGATAGAATATATCAGATCATCAAGGATGGTTTCGAGAAGTCAAAGACAGGACAACAGATTGCTTTAGACATTACCGAAATGTTTGCAAACCCAGATAAGATGATGTTTAGAGCCGATAGGATAGCCAGAACTGAAACGCTTACCGCACTATCAATCGGTAGTGGTACGGCGATGAATGAAGCTAAGAAGCTTGTTCCTGATTTAAAAAAAATGTGGATATCAACAGAAGATCAAAGAACAAGAGGAAACCCAGGCGGATTATATGCAGAATCGGACGCCGATCATTGGGGTTTGCATGGTCAAGTAGTTTCATCCGAGAAAAAGTTTAAAGATCCAAGAAATGGTGAGGAACTTGACTTCCCGCGCGACCCATCGGCTGGCCCAAGTTCAACGATAAATTGTCGATGTACTTGGGTAATTCTTCCAGCAAAAGAAATGTCAACATTTACTAGGGAAAGTGAGGCAAAGCCGCATGAATAAATTAAGCTTTGGGTTTGATGTAAAAGCGAAAGAAAAAGAGGGTTCCATTGTCATAGCTGGCTATGCAAACGCAAATACTATTGACAGGTGCAAGGAGAGAATCGACCCTTCTGCCTGGAATCTAGATAACTATAAAAAGAATCCTGTTGTGTTGTTTGACCATGGCCACGACCCATCATTTGGGAATCTCCCAATCGGTAAGGCGAGAATGGTTAAGGCAAGCGATGGCGGATTGTATTGCGAAGTTGAAATAAGCAACAGCAAAACGGAACGCATTACCGCAATCCGCGACTTGATAGAGGAAGGCATACTTAAAACTTTCTCAGTAGGGTTTGACCCAAAGACGGCTGAAAAAGAGGGTGACATTGCCGTTATCAAAGACGCCGAGTTAATAGAGATTAGCGCGGTTCCTTTGCCGATGAATCAGGATTCTACTTTCTCCCTTATGTCTCGTTCGCTTTCGGATAACAGAACGAAGGCGGCAAAGAAGTGGTTTAACAATTACAAGAAGAAAGCCCAGGCAGAAATCATCAAGAGCCACAAAGACGAAATAGGAACAGAGAAAATAGAAATTGTCAGCATCGTTGTAAGAACTTCCGACGAAATGAACACGCTAGAGAAAACATCGAAATTTCTCAAGTCGTTTGGATATAAAGTCGATCAATGCGAAGCAACAGAATTAGGATGGAAATTTATGCAATCAAGTCATGAAGGAAAAGATATTTCTATCAAGATTCATCCGGATATAGAAATTTTCGTAAAAGCAGAAGAAAACGCTTGCGGCAAAAAGCCTGACAAAAAAGAAGATGACGAAGAAATGATGGAAGGTGAGCCGAAGCCCATGGATAAGATAGAAGATAAGCCAAAAGAAGGCGAAGAAAAGCCAAAAGAAGATGAAGAACTAAAAGAAGATAAGCCCAAAGAATTCGGAAAAATTGATGAGGAAGCTTGGGGGAAAGCGAAGGAAGCGGCAAACGAAAACTATTCCCCCGATGATGGCGAGAAATATTGGGCAGTAGTCGCCTTAATGTATATGAATAAGTTAAGTGGAACTACAGAACAGGAATCTAGTGAGCCAGAAAAGTCAATAGGGGAAATTGATACAAAATCAGAGGTTCCTGGTGATGTTATCCCAACAGGACCAAACGCAGTTAGAGGTGATAGCAATCCAATGATTGATCTTCAGAAGCAAACTAATATTTTAATTGCAGGAGTCATTTCCGAATTGCAAAAGATTAGTATGATGATAGTAGAAACTCCGGAGCCAGAAGATGAAGTAATTGAGCCAGTAGCTCCTATGCCTGATGAACAAAGTAGCATCGATATTCAAAAATCTATTGAAAAGATTAGAAAAACACAGCAAGATTTAAATATGAGATTGAAAAAGTTAATCTAACTCAAGGGAGTTTATTTTTATGCTGAACAAAGAAGAACTTGAAAACGTACTGAAAGAAACCGAATCATTGAAAACGAAAGTGACCGAAGCTGAAGAAAAAAGCAAGAAGCTTGAAGAACAGCTTGCGCGCACAAGTTTCGTTCCAGTTGGAAATCGGATCGATTCTGATGAAGCCAGAACACTTCGTTATTTTGGTGTTCCATCGGTTAAAGAACTCGTTAGAATCAACGTCGCCGATCCGCGCTTTGCGAAGGTTCCCGACGATTTGAAATATGTTGCTTTAGAGATGAAAAAAGCTGTTGACGTTTCGCGCATGGTAGCTCAGATGTTCCACGGCGCACAGCTTGACGACCAGAGAAAAGACGAATCTAGCCCAGTAGCAGTTAAAGGCTTGCTTGATCACAATTATGGCCGCAATGTTTTAGCGCCAAAATTGAAAGCTTTCGGCTCAACGGTTAGCGGCGGCGGGGATGAGTGGGTACCCACACTCACCTCAAATTCCTATATAGAGGAATACTTGCTTGATAGGGTTCTTGAACAACGCTTTAAAACCGTCAACATGCCTTCAAACCCATACGAACAGCCAGTAATTGCTGGTGGAACAAAGGCGCGCAAAGCTACTGAAGGTTCAGCGATGACAGCCGCAAACTTTACAACCGCAAAACTTACCTTGTCGGCTGTAAAACTTGCTCAGTATTCCGAGATTCCCGAAGAACTCAACGAAGATTCGGCTCCTGATATTCTCGCGGCGGCCCGCGCTGATGTCATCATGGCGCAGAAGAACGCAGTTGAATCGGCAATCATCAACGGCGATGACGATGGAACTCATATCGACTCTGACACGCAAGCATTAGGCGCTGACGTAGCCGAGAAGATTTGGAAAGGCTTGCGTCGGCAAGCGATCGCAAACTCCGCTAACGGCGGCACTAGCGACTTCAGCAACGCAATTGCTGATGAAACTAAACTTCGCGTTATGCGTACCAAGATGGGAAAATTTGGCGTCAATGTAAAAGAACTGGCTTGGATTGTAGGCCCATCGGTTTACAACCAGTTTATGACCATTGATTCTGTGAAAACCCTTGATGTTTTCGGACCGCAAGCAACAGTATTAACTGGTGTTGTTGCGAACTATCAGGGTATTCCGATTGTAATCAGCGAATTCATGCGCGAAGATTTGAACGCCACCGGGGTTTATGATGGCGTGACCATGACGCGCGGCGGTGTTCTTCTTGTAAACCTTACTCGCTGGTTCCTTGGTAATCGTAGACCGATCCAAGTTAAGTTGGTTATGGATCTTCCATACCAGGACAGATGGCTTCTCGCTTCTTATCGGCGAGTAGCTTACAAAGGCTTCGATCAAACCGCTACAGAAAAATCCGTAGTATATGGTTACAACGTAGCCGTTTAACATGGATTCTAGTTTGTCGTTCCCGGAAGCGGCTGGTAAGATGAAAACCAGTCGCTTTTTTTTATTGGGGAATGCTTAATGAGTCCTGAACAAATTGTCAGACTAAGTCTATATAGTTCAATCCATGTTTACCCAGTGCAAAACCTATCGGCTGGCTTGTATGTTCAACAAGTCGCGCCGTATGGAAACGCATTACTTTCGACTCTTTGGGTAAAAGATTTAGACCTTGGCGCTACTGTTAAAGTTGATTGGTATGACTTAGGCCCAGGCGGCGGAGAATACCCAGGCGAACGGATTTATGTTGCTTCTCATGGAACGATTTCAACTAATGATACAAGCAACAGAATCATTGTTCCAAGGATTCATAACAAAGCTTATTGCGAAGTAACTATTGTTGGCGGATCGGCAACATTTGGAATTTATGCGTCATCGGTAGCAGACTTTCCGCAAGCCGCGCCTTATCTTGATGGACAGATAGCAAACCTAGCAGGTGATGCTGCTAGCTCTTTAGTAATTTTCAATCCTGATGATGGAAAATACTACTTAGCGCGCGGCCCGAACGGTTCTCTTAATGTAAATGTTACAGGTGGATCTTTAGAGGAAGGTTTTGGCAATCCCAAGTTATTTACCTTTCGCGGCGTAACAACGCCGACTATAAACCAAGTGGTAATTTCGCAATCTGTTCCATCAAATAAGACATGGAAGCTTCGAACTTGCAAAATAATATCAAGATGCTATGGGGAATTTCTTTTAAAAGTTAACTCTGATATAATTGGAGAAGGTAAGAGTTCTCAAGCTGAATCAAATCCATTTTTTACGTTTGCCCCTTACTATCAAGCGAATTTTGGAGATGTTGTTTCAGTTGAGTTCATTCAGAATTATGGCCCTGCTATGAATCTGGCAGCTTACTTGCAATTAACTGAACAGACTGTTTAAGGAGAGAGAACATGGCCGACCTAAGAACTTGTTTTGTAACGCTTCAGGATTATACAGATCAAAGTGGACAACCATTAACCCGCGCTCTTGAAGGCGATGCAATTGCTTCGCGTAACGCGCATGGCGCACTTGTAGCGAAATACAATGATGCAGGTACGGATAAATTCCGTTACTTGGAAGTTGATGCATCCGGTAACTTGCTTGTTGCCGCCGCGACTAACTACGCTGGTTTAACCGATGATGGCAGCATTGCAGGTAATGCTTCTTTTACACAAGTTGTTATTATCACTTTGACCGCAGACAAAGTTTATAAGGATTTGGAAGTTCTTGTATCTTGTTTCCGCGATTGCATCTTTCAGGTAATTTTCAATGATGATGCGGTTCCAACGACTTTGGTTTCTGGAATTCGTGTTGGCGCTGGTACGTTCAACGAAATGGCTTCTTTTCAGGGTTTGGAATTTACCGCAGGTTCTACAGGTGTTCAGACTTTGGAAGTTAAAGCAAAATGCTTGAACGCTCTTTCTGATATGGCGGCAACAGTTTCCATTAAAGAAATGGTCTAAGGGGTAGCTTATGCTGAAATTCTATAGACCAAATTTTGCAAGCGGTGTTATCGTGTTGAAAGAGGTAGTGGGAGAAGAAACCATTTACCACAGATTCACGGTAAAAGATCAGGGGAAAACCTTTGAATACCAAAACCCTAGTTACATGCTTGCAAAATACCCGCATATTTTTACGGTTGTGTAGCTTCTTCGTGGTTATATTAGCCGCCGGATTTATTCCGGCGGCTTTTTCCGCCGATACAAGCCCAGGTTTTGAACAACAAGATATATTGGGTTCAACAATAAACTATCAAACTACAGTCGGTACTTCTGCGGTAAACATTCCTACTTCAGCAAACAAAGTTATCTCAGAAATATTCTTTAAATGTTCTTCTCAAACTCCATCAACGATAAGATGTTATATCAGCTTCGATGGAACAACATATCTAACTTTGCTCCCAGGCGAAGCAATTGGTTGGTCTGTTAAAGGACTTAAAACACAATTGAAAATCAAAGGAAATCAAGCCGGAGTTCTTACCGAATCAGTAATCAATTATGAGGAATACTAATGAGAAAATGGTTATTCCTTATTGCTGTGATGCTTTTTGCTTCAGTAGGAAAAGGCGCGATATACCAATTACAAAGAGCCTTGCAAGCTTTATATGTTTCTTTTGATAACGCAACAAACGGATTTGTTTCTACCGATGTTCAATCGGCAATAGAGGAAGCAAGAAACAACGCGCAATCAAAAGCGCGATATGCGGTTAGCGGTGGATTTGATGGTAATGCCTCTTCAGGAAGATATCTAGAATTTAACTCTAACGTCGACTCAAATCAATCTGGCTATGTAAATGCAAACGCGTCTTGGCTTAAAGAAATTTCATGCGTATGTCAAACGTCATCAACAATAACATTCACCATTGCAAAAGTCGGTGGCGCGGATTTAGCAACATGCGTGATAACTGCATCTAGAAAAGGCATAACAACAGGGTTAACAATTCCTGTTGTATCTCTTGATGAACTAACTGTTAGAGTAACTTCTGGCTCATGTTCAAGGCCGATAACATGGTTGTTTTTCCAAAACCAATGAGGATGAAATGTTAATCGTAAAAAATAATACAGAAGTAGAAAAAATTTGGTGTGGTCAAACAATCGAAGGTAATGGTTCCTATCAAATTCAATCAACGGAGCAAGTCGTTTGGGCAAATGATGAAACATTTATTGAAGCTCTTGCTGCGACGGACGCAATTTTAAACGACGGTTTTAACGATCTAGCGGTAGGTGCCGCAATCAATATTCTGAAACAGATTGATAATTATAACCGCGATAAAGACGGAAACCCAATATATAAAAATGTCATTGCAGAAAATTCAATGATGTTTAAGCCTAGAGTGTTTGACTTTTATACAGGAAAATATAACTCACTATGCAACAAAAGTTCTGATCTAATAGACTTAGGTGATGCAGAATTAAAGTTCTTCGATGATTCCCAAACAGAATTGACGAAAGGCGAAAATGAGAGCGATATTGAGTTCCAAGCTAGGCTGGATACTGATTGCGAGTTTACTTGGCTTATCTACACCCCAAGCAAGAGATACGCTATTAAAAGTGGTGAAGTTCGTTATTCAGGAAGCATCCTTGGAGAATGTGATTTGTGGGTAGAAGTAGCGCCGCATATCCCAAAAGCCTATGGCGGTTCTGTTCCGTTTATAGACGGCGGATTGCCTTTAGATTTTTATAATGAGAGGGAGCCAATTATCATCGATGGCGCGAATTGTGCTATGATTGATTTAGACACAACATATTATTCACATAAACTAGGCGTGAAGGTAGAACATGAGCCAGGGAATAATATAGGGATCTTAGCAATCTTCAATAAGTATGAGTGATTATGATTATAGCATTTACGACAAATGATAAACCACTGAGTCGCCTAGCAAGATTCCTATCGAGTGAGGAAGCTTCTCATCTTGGAGTTATTTTTTATCGATTTGATACGGCTTTTGATTGCTCAACATCAGGATATAAGTTACAAACCATTCAAAGATTCCTGACGGTCAACCATCCATGTTGTGAAATTATTCTCAACATGGATGCACTTGACGAAGCAAAAGCTTTCTCTTGTCTAAGTTCGCGCGTAGGTTCGAAATACAATTTCAAAAGCTGGTATTGGTGCATATGGCGCGGAATTTTGATGAAGTTTTTCGGAATAGACCCGCCGGAAAAAAACCCATACTATTCTGAAAAAGAATATCTATGCACAAATATTATTGATCCGTTAGAAGGAATACTTTTAAAATATGGTGTAAACATCTATGATTTAAAAGATGCAGCAATTTCACCATACGGATTATTTCTATGCCTTCAATCTCAATTAAGAGAATTAAATCTTACTGGCAAGCAAAATCCTACCAGCTAATCTTCGCTGAAAAATTCCATATAGATGTTCATCCGACTTTCTTTCTAAACTCAAAATCATTCTTGATGATGAAGGATGGAAAGCCAATCGGCGGATATGTCATTGCTCCAAAATCACAGAGCCGGGTATATCGCCAAATACCCAAAGATGGCTATGGCGCAAAAGCTTTTGACGCGCTCTATAAAATCAACGATGACTTTGCAGAACTCACAGGATATTTTATTGACGATAAAAAGGCAGGGTTTTGGCTGGTGACTCATTGGCTTTGGAATGTTCTCAGATATCCGGCGAAATACTTCATTTACTCATACGATATGGATAATCTAAACCTTCGTAAATATTATAGTTATGGGAATCCAAAACTTATTTACAAAGGATTAATCAATAATATTACAGGTATGCATGGAGAACACTGGGAACGGATCGAATTGCTTTCAAAATTAGGGTTTTGTAGGCTATATTTGAGAAGGATTTTAAGACAAACTAAAAAGTGAGGAATCATGGAACTTGAACAAAAACCGCGCGCGCATATGGAGCCGATTATCTTAATGTATGAAGTGGAAGAATCTGGCAAGCTTGTTAAAAAAACTGCCAAGCTTATGCCAGGGGAAACAATTCAATTACCCGATGATATTGCTTATGGTCTATTGGGAACTGTACTTTATCGCGGCGCGCTCCAATTGGTGAATGCACAAACAGAAAAAAAACTTGATGAATACGCTAACAAATCCTTAAAAGGCTCGGCAGCAAAGTAGGACGCTATGGCACTAAATGCGAACGCATTAACCAGCTTGGCTTTTGCAAAAACTTATCTGAAGATTCCAGCTTTAGAAACGACCCTAGATTCTATAGTTGAATTTTGGATAAATGTTGCTAGTCAAAGAATTGAAACAGAAACGCGAAGGAAGCTTAAGGCGCAAGCCACTATAGAGTTTCAGGATGGAAGAAACAATAATATTATTGTTCTTAGGGAATATCCGGCGAACTCGATTACCTCTTTGACTATTGATTCTGATGGGGTTTTTACCGACCCATCAGATATCATTGATCCGGCAAGTTATCGGATAACGGATAGCGGCAATAGTCTACTATTGATTGACCAGTTATTCCCGCGCGGATACTGCAATATCAAAGTGGTTTATAACGCTGGTTATGCGTCGGTTCCTTCAGACCTTGAAAACGCCGCGCTTTGGTTTGTTTCGTACTACCACAAAATGCGAGATGCTGGTGACATTGGAAGAACTGCAAAAGGCAAGGGGGATGAATCAGTAACTATTTTACAGGACGCGCCAAAAGATATTATGGATACCATCAATCTATATCGGCGCATTGAAATAGCATCAACATCAAGCCCAATCTATAATGTCTGACACAAGCCTGATCGTCGCAAGGATGAAAGTATTATCTGATAGGTTTAAGCCTACGGATAAATCTATCGATACTGCTTTGCTAAGAATTGCAATGATGGTTATCGCTAAGGCAAAAATTAATGTCCGGCGGTGGCGAATGGTGGATACCGGGCGACTTATGAACTCGCTTCGATGGGAGTTTTACCGCAATAATGACGAAAAAGGGGTTTATATCGGCTCTTTTGGGGTGAAATATGCGGCAATGAACGAATTCGGCGGCGAAGTTAGCGAACGGCAAAGGCGCGCGATGATGGCCGCGCTATCGCGTAGAGGTGGCCCATCGATCAGAGGAAAGCAAATTGTCACAAAATCAGGAAGCGAATGGCGCTGGAAACCAAGGCCATACCTTCGGCCAGCGTTATTGCAATCCAAGCAATATATTACTGATACCATCAGGGAAGTATTGAGAGGGGATTAATGAGCAGTATTAGACGGCAAATAGCGAATGCTATAGTTACGCGATTAGGTACAGTAAGCGCGCTAAAATGGAAGTCATACGAAATTATTAAAATGAAGGCGCAAGACTTTCAGGATTTTGAACTTCCCGCCGCACAAATAATTGATTTATCCGATGATAATATTCATGAGAGAAACAGGGGGAAGAAAACCTGGAATATCACTATCGAAATTGTTGTTGGCCCAACAGTTTCAACGACGCCATCACAAGGAGATTTATGGGATTTACTTGAAACTATTGAGCAAGCACTTTTCGCTTTGCCAAACCTTGGGATTTCTGAAGTTATCCATATGCGCCTACTTGGATCAACAACCGACCTT